CGTTGTTTGAGGTCGGCAAATATTGGTAGATAGTCCACAAAAGCCTTTAATGATTGTCAGAGTTAATAAACAAACTATACGTGCAGGCAATAATTGATCTGAAATGACGAAAAGGAATGATTAGTTCCAGAATGGAATAAGCAGAATCACGCTATAGCTGGAATTATAAGGGTTTGAGGAAATCACTACCGCAGCACAAGGCCGCATAAATCCCTACTAATCCAGCCATTTGGGGCAAAATGTGGATCACTTTTGTGGAAGGTGGACACTATAAATTGCCATTTAAAACTCGTTTTCCAGCGGGTTTAAACGCACCGCATCATTAAGGTAATCAGGTGCAAAATGCGCATAGACCATCGTATGGACTATCGACGCATGACCGAGTATTTTTTGCAAAGTCAGGATGTTCCCTCCATTCATCATAAAATGACTCGCGAAGGTATGACGCAAAACATGCGTAGCCTGTCCATCGGGTAAATCAGGGATAAGAGATTTTAGCGTTAGGCGCACATTGACGTAATCGACTCCAGGAAAAAGACGGCGTTCTTTGCCTTGCGTAATTTCAGTGTGAAGTGCTTTAGATATAGGGATTGTTCGGTTTCTGCCGTTCTTTGTATTCACAAAAGTGACTTTGTGCTTAATGACAGATTCCCGGCTTAGTGCTGCCGCTTCATTCCAACGCGCCCCGGTCGCCAGGCATAAGCGTGCAACCTTGCGATCATCGCCGGTCAGAACATTAAGGAAAAGTTTGATTTGATCATGCCGAAGGAAAGCCATTTCAGATTGACTTTTTTTAAGCTGTTCAACACCAGCGAGCGGGTTTTCACCGTGAAATTGACCGGCTTTAATCAAGGCCGTGAAAACTCCACTTAACAGCATTTGACGTTTATTTATTGTTGCTGGCTTATTGCCACTTAAAAGCTGGTTAGCCCGGTATTCAGCAAAAGCACTTTTCGTAACCTGTTGCACAAGAGGGTTACCCATCTCGAGATTCATATTAATCAAATGCTGTTTACTTTCCTCACCGCTTTTTAACGCTTGCCCATGATACTTCCACCACAGGTCTATCAGGTCAGCTAGGGAACGCCGGTCAGCTGGTCTATCAACCCAGTCTTTATTGTTTTGAGTTGCTATTACCCAGCGTTCGAACTGTTGCGCTTCAGATTTGGTTCCAAAGCGTTTACGGATTCTCTTACCTTTGCGTCCCTGGGGGCGCACATCTACCTGGTACTGACCAGAATCTAATTTACTGACTGTCACAACCAGCCAAACCCTTTTGCCATAACACCTGCCAGACTAAGCATTAGCGCCCCCAATCCAAGCGCTCCAACTAACATGGTCTTAAAGATTAGACGAAAATCATTTTTCATATCTGCGCGGATTTCTTTTATATCTCCGCGAAATTCTTTCATATCAGACCTAATGTCCGAAATATCACGTTTGATGTAAGAGATATCAGACTCCATACGCCCTAAGCTAACTTCTGCTTCTTGATTCATCATCTGGCTTTTCCTCGGCACTGGTTGCTGGATGAACTGACCGTAGCCCAAGCTGAATCCGCTCACTTATCACCCCCTGAATTAGTAGATTGTAAACTGTCTATCCAATTCAAAACAGGCGTGACTCCATGCGTAGTGATAAAGCCACAATGGCTACAAGTCATTTTGTAGTAATAGTTTATGTCACTATCACCTGGGTTGACTGGGGTATGACGGAAGTAAGTCATGAATGACGTTCCAGCGGTCATATCTTCAAGTGATTGATGATGCGTTTCATCAAAAAGTTGCTCACCATCGGTTCCACACATTGGGCATATTGGTGTGACGTTTTTCGCGTTTAAAAATGCTAGGAAATGACCCGCAGTTACACGTTCCATCCTCTTGTAAAAGGCTTTTAACTTTTCTTCATTAGTCATACATCATCCTTAATCAATCCAAAAAAACTTCTCACAACAAATACCGCCACTACCCCATTTATCCTTAATTTTCAATGCGATCAGCCAACCTTTTGGTCTTTTGGGTTGTTGGATGTTGAGTCTTGCCCATTAGGGGAGAGAGCCGGAGAGATCTGTCCGGCAATTTCCAGAGTCTTATTACTCATTAACCACATCATGTATTTCTCGAATCTTGGATGATTTGTAACTTTATCTATGATCGACAGCCCAACCTCCCTCTGTCCGGTTTCATAATTTTTTACTGTACTGAGGCCCAATCCTAATTCCTCCGCAAAAGCAGCTTGTGTCAGCCCTTCGGCTTTTCTAATGAGCTTGAGTTTCTCAGCGTGACTACTTGACATGTGGCTCATGTGAAGACTATCCTTTTGCAAAAGGTATTCATGCGAGTACCATTGAATCCTAAAAAATCCGAATAAGTCCGGTTACGATCCAGAAGGATAAACGATGAGTGTCAAGAGACCAAAGCCTGTAATGGTGAAAATGCCAGATTGCCCGGTAGTTTTTTGCCTTCCTTATCCAAAATTACCTCTTTCTGCCTATGCCGAAATTACAGGCCAGACTGTCCGAACCATCCAGCAGCAGGCGAATGAAGGAAAGTTAGTCTTAACCAAAAACAAGCCGGGAAGGGAACGCCAGGTGAATATGGTTTACGAGTTTTTGGAAGCCTACGAAGAAGCGCAAGAAGCGCTACGGATGAAGGTTTAAAGGGGACCACGATGCATTCTATTAAAGAGTTGAGCCGCCATTCATCCATTTATCGCGGCTTCATCATTACCCGCCGCCCGAAAACGGTCATCAGCAAGATTGCCCGCTATGAGATCACACTCGGCGAGCAATCTTTCGGGTTATTCGACGCACAGGCCCAGGCGACTGGTTACATTGACGAACTCCATACCCAGAAGGGGAAAGCGGCATGAAGACACCATTTTTGGCAGCGGGTAACAAAGTTCTGAGCATGTACGAACGCCGCCAGTTAGTTGCGACCAGAAAAGCGCCGGCGCACTCAGAAAGTGAAATCTATTGGGCCTGTGAAAAATTGCGCGACATTGCCGGTGCAGCTGCTTATGCAGGCAGTGCCGAGGCCGTCAAACTGAGTGCTGCCGCCGAACTGTGGAGTAAGACCCACAAAATACCTGAACCATTCACCGTAATTTCCGACGAGGCTTAACCATGGAACTGATTCAATGTCCTTCCTTGGCTAATTTGCTGACCAAAGGCCAGCAAATTACGCACCGCGCTCACCAGCGCGGATGGATTGAAACCCCGGATGGTCGTTTTTTCCAGCCCAAAGCCACAGATGTGCAATTCGTTAATGGTCGCCGTCTTCCTTTCATGTCTCGCCCACGAAATAAACGTCGCTGGTTCGCCCGGTTGATGGGTATTTTCGCGTAGTTAATTCGCAGGGGGATTTATGCAGGTTTCAAATAATCAGCATGTTGCGCCGTTACCGTTTAAAGAATTTCAGATAACGGCCCGCAAGCTCTTTAAACGTCATGAAAATATTGCGTTACGTCGGTTTAATACGGCCAGTGATGATTTCAAATTCGTAGTACTGACGTTATCGAACCGCCGCACACCCAAACTATTCACCACGTCTGATATCGGAAAACCTTTCGAAGATTTCAGCGAGTATCAGCGGGAAATGATAATCGACTCAATGAATAGCCTGTCCAAATGGGGCCGCTCATTACCTAATTACATTTCTGCATCTGACCGAATTCTAGACATTTAAACCAACTGAATTTTTAAACAGGCGCTAACGCGTCGGGCTTTCTGCATCCCTAAATCAGCGAATCTGAGGAAAAGCTATTAATAATAAAACTCACAACCGGGGCCGCGTGGCCCCTACTCCACCACCTGCATACCCCGGCAATGCTGACACGTTCGCTGGGGTTCATTCGTGGAATGCCCCTTTAAAAGCTATTCGCGTCGACAAAGCACCTGCACCGGTTGTTGCCGCCTCGCCGGTGGAACAGCATCCCGCCGTTGTTGCTCACCTCAAACGCCTGGAAAAAAAGGGTGTTCATGAATCTGACGAGATCAGCACAGTATTGCGTGACCTGCTACAAGCCCGCGCAGCAGCCGAACGCAGCGCCTTCGAACGTGCCCAGGCGACGTGGTCACAATCACCGGAAGGTGTCGAAGCGCGGTTCCATGACCAACCGTTTTTTATACGCGCCCCCTTTGAGAAAAAAATAGCCTGGCTTCGCGATAATCGCGGGACTAAGCACACCAATGCGTTTTTGATGGGCACCATTAAGAATGCATTGTTGCGCCTGGACGCCGTCCGTAAATACCACGGCGTCAACACCGGCCACGACTCCGAATTCATCGCGTATTACCGCCCGTCATATTGCCACCTGGCTGAGTTCTCCAAATCCAGAGTCAAAACGCTGGGTAACGAAATCGCCGGGCGTCTGAATGAAATGTTCATGACGGCCATAGACGAACGCGGTGGTAACGCCGCCGCCCTACCTGACGCTGAACTGTTATTTATTTATCGTCATATGGCCGTGGAGGTTCATGCGTTGCGCGTGCGGCCACCGTTCTGGAAGGTAATCAGCTCGTTATTCAATCCGCCTGAACTGCCGCCTGAACCGCTCGACCGTGCTGTTTTCGTGTCAGCTATGGCTCGTATGATTAACCCAGACTGGTGGGAGCGCCAATTGTGGCGGCTACGTGGAGACTGGAGGGAAAACCAACTCCGCGCTATGGGCAATGTTCACAAACGGGCCACGCCTTACATCAGCCGCGACGCGCTGGCCGACTGGCTGGAGCAACGCAGGAAAAACCGTGAGTTTTTTAAATCACACGAACTAGAGGATGACGAAGGGAACCGCATATCTTTGGAATCAATGGTCGATGCCAGTATCAGTAATCCGGCGATCCGTCGTCACGAACTGATGGCCCGCATGAAAGGCATAGAATTTGTCGCCCAGTCACGTGGCGACGTCGGCGTTTTTTATACCATCACCTGCCCGTCGAAATACCACGCCACGAACGCCAGCGGCCACGCTAACCCGAAATGGAACCACAGCGACGTTAAGCAGGCGCAAAAATATCTTACCAATCTTTGGAGCCGCATCGGTTCGAAGCTGGGGCGGGAAGGCTTGCGGATTTACGGTTTCCGCGTGGCCGAGCCACACCACGACGAAACACCGCATTGGCATCTATTGCTGTTTATGCGCCCGGAAGAACGCAACACGATCACCAGCATCATGCGCGGTTATGCCGTCAAAGAAGACCGCACCGAACTGGGTAAACGCACCGGCGCCCGCTTTACGGCCAAACGCTTAGACCCGAAGAAAGGCAGCGCAACCGCTTATATAGCGAAATACATTTCGAAGAATATCGACGGTTACGCCCTGGACGGCGAAAAAGACCATGAAACCGGCAAATCACTGAAAGAAACCGCACGCCTGGCAATGGCCTGGGCATCCCGTCACCGCATCCGCCAGTATCAGCCAATCGGCACGCCACCGGTGACGGTCTGGCGGGAACTGCGCAAACTCAATAACGCGCTGCAAGCTGAACTAATTAAGTCGCGCGGTTATAAGCGCGGCCAGCGCCTGTTATCTGATCCAGAAATGGACGCGGTAATGGCAGCAGCGGATGCCGGTTGTTTTGCTACCTACATCATGAAACAGGGCGGTGTGCTCATTCCCCGCGAAAGTTACGTCGTGCGCCTGGCTTACCATGACGCTGACAAGCCGAACGCTTACGGCGAAGTCGTAGAAAAGATTTTCGGTATTTTCTCGCCGCGTCTGGGCGATGATTCCCGCGTTTGCACCCGTCTTAAAACATGGACGATTGTCGCCAAACTCAAAACGCCACAGGCCGAAGACGCACGCGAAACCCCGGAGGTTTTGACCTTACCGGACGGCCACGCCGTCCCTTGGAGTTCTGTCAATAACTCTACGGGAGAGGAAAATATAGACAAAACCCCAGGAGTTGAAGACAGAATTATCCACGATATTGCCCCAGATTTTGACCAGCTCACCGACAAAGAACACCGCGCACTATTACGCGGGCTGAGAGGTGAACCGGCAGTACCGAAAAGGCAATAAATTCGTTCTTAAAACGATAAATGTATTAATAATGCACCTACGCTTACATGAGACTCTTCAGGGTAGGATTCGAAAACATTTCATTGATAACCGGTTTTAACAATCCCTCTCCCAATACAACCACAAACTCCTCATCCTCTTCTTTAAAAATAAACTCACCTATTTTATTATGGGCTATAGAGCATCTGATTCTATATATCCAATAAGAAACTAGTTTCAAAATAAATATTCTATACAACTCCTGATCAGCTTTATCAATAAGTTTTAGTTCTTTTGCTTTTACTGGATCTGGATTTGGCGAGGCAATAAATGTTTTAAAACTATCCCATAAATCCCTCTCACCTTTAATTAATGGATTTCCGTCTTTCGAATGATCCTGGAATATTTCACACATAACTATCATATTTGCAGGCGTAGCAGCTTTAACAATTATCGCTGTAAGTAAATTTGTATCATTTACATATTCTTTAATGATACCTCTAAGATTATCGAGTTCATTGCGCTGATAATCTCTCATTATGTCCCTCAAGCCCGCAAGTGATTCAGCTGGCATAGCCCTTATTTTTGATACAAAAATAACATCAAATAGCAACTCTATTTGATGATAATATTTAAGAAATCTATCGAATCCATTTGAACTTGAAATGGCTCTTACCAAATCACCAGAATGTCGCGTTGTAGGTATTTTTATGCCAGTAACGATATCAATTGAGAGTAATGGTCTTTGATATTTACTGGTTGGGGCTTCATGAGAAAAACCGCCCCAAAGTGGAGCTGCACTGGCATACTCAGCTTGATAAATATCATAATGTGTTACTTTTATAACCACATAATGGCATTTAAAACTATATTTTTCACCAGAAAATAATGAATCAACTTTAACATCATTAAAATAAGCAATTAGCCTTGCAAAGGTTAATTCATTAACTTCATAGGTATTGCCCCTGATGCCTACAGGGCAAAGAAAACCTATCTCATTTCCATTATCTTTTAAAGTAATGTCATCACTTGCTAAAATAGACGAGTCAATTGCATATACTGGGATCGCAACATAGCCGTTTATGCTTAGCTTCCCTTCAAAGTCTTCAATCTGGCAGTCTTGTTCAGAAGACTGCTCAGAAGCATTCTGCAAAGCAGATGCTATACGCTCTTCTTCAAGTAAGGATTCCTCAATATTCATTTTTTAATCCGCAGACATGGCCCAACATTTTGGCAGAGGAATAGAACCGTCCTCTCTAAAGAATTCTTTAAAACCAACATTGATTAATTTTCTAGTTGCAAAACCTACGTTGGTTTTTCTTGGATTTAAACCTGACCTGACTTTATTAAAATTAATCATACCTAACGGGTCCACTTCATCACTTTCAGCAACTTTTAATAAAGCATCAAGTGCTGTATCAACCCTATCCCTTTTAGAAGAGGTAATATACTGAGAGACAGCACTAAAAAAAGATAACATTACGTTT